CAAAAAGCCACAACGTTAACGGCGAATATGCCTTAATGCTTTTCCGTTTCAAAATTGATTCTCGAGAAAAGACTGTAAAGAAAATTGTTTTGGCTTTTGAGGGCTATGCCACTGCTCCTTCAGGGAATGGTGTAACAATTAAAGTTTGGAATCATACGGCTGGTGTATGGCAAAACGCTCAAAGCGGAACGGGTGGAGCAGACGAAACCATCGCTATTACACTTACATCATCTATTACCGACTTCATAGATGATAATGGCTATGTTTGGCTTCTGGCAAGAACCACAAACCCAAGCGACGGCACAACTCCAGCAGTTCTCTATTGCGATTACGCATGTTGCACGGTAACCGTGAACGGAATCACCTATCTGGACATTATTTCTTACCGCGACGCAGACCGTGTTGATGTCAAGCCTTTCATTTTCAGAACGGAGTTCACTCTGAAATCATGGTCTTTTGAGGACGTTGGAGGCGTATTCTAAAATGGTTGAAACATATGGAGCGCATGAAAGCCGCATATACTACGTTGAAGAAGCCACTTACGGACAGACGCCAACAAACCCTGCAATGCTGGGCGTTCCAGCAGAAAACATAGACCTAGCCATAGACCCTTCAAACATAAAGGTTCGCGGAGTAGGCAGCATAGACTTACAAACCATCAAAAAAGGACTGCGAAGCGTCAGCCTAAAGGTTTCTTATCCGCTGCCAAGCGAAGCACCCATAAACTTCTTGCAGCATGCCAAGGCAGAACTGAACAAGTCATTAAGCATCCAAGTGCTGTATTATAAGGGAATATTCGCTTCAGCAACGGACATCATATCACTACTTTACACAGGCTGCAAATTCCACAAGCTAACCGTTGAATGTAGCATAGAAGACATTGTGAAGGTTACGGCAGAGCTGATTGGACAAGACTTAGCGGTTGGAACAAGCAAAATTAGCGGGGCAACATACGCAGACTACGCAGGAGCAGTGCCATTCTACGAAAGCTACGTCAAAAAAGGCACAACAACCCTCGACCGTGTTACAGACTGGAAATTCACCATAGAAAACAACCTCAAACAAGTGCCAGTCATCCGCACAACAAGCGGCTATCTGCTAAAGTATCTGCCATACAGACATCGCAACCTAACAGGCGAAATAACCTTCGAATTCGAAAGCAAAGAAGAATTCGACGATGTAATTAATGATGCGTCTTTTGACTTGGAGTTTGGTCTCGGCGGTTCAAACAAAGCAGTTTTTTCAAGCTGCAAATGGGAAAACATGTCTGCACCAGCACGCATTGAAGATTTAGTTTCATGCAAGGCTGGCTTCGTCGCCAAAGGTCCAGTAAACATAAGCTGAGATGGTTAAGATGGCTGTGGAAGTTAGTGTTTTGGAAAATTTCGGGCGAGAAGCTGAACTGCGCAAGAAGTGGCTTCAGATGTGGGAAAAACTCGGCGTTCGCATTCTAAAACTGCCTAAATGGATGCAGGAAATCGTGCTTGAAGACGTGAACACTGCAATTAGAAACCGTTTAGCCATCATGGAGATGATTCAAAATGCGAAAAGAAACCATTGAAATAAACGAAAGATTTGGCAAGGAATACGCTGGAAAATATGTTTTCCAAGAGATAACTTGGGCTAAACGCAGCAGAATAATCCAAAAATACACGCGCTACAGCCAACAAACGGGACAAGTCATAGCAAGCGACTACGTGGCTATTCAAGCAGAAACAATAATGGCTTCGCTTAAAGAGCAGCCACCAAACAAGCCCATAACTCTCGAGAAGCTTCTAAGCGAAGAAGATGGCGTTCCTATTGAGCTTGGCGAATTGTTCAGTCAAATAGTGAATAGGCTTAATGCTGTAGGCCTCGAGGAAACTGCTTTTTTATCAGAGCAATCCGAAAACAAAAGCCAAGCCAAACGCTCACAGAGTTTAGGCTCTGCAAAGAGTTCGGGTGGGCACCAAACCAGCTCGCTAAACAGCCAGCAAAAACAGTCCAGCAGTTCATTGTCATCCTCAACGAGTTAGACAAACAAGCAGAGGAGGAAAAGCAGAAGGCGGAGCGTGAAGCAAAATGGCGGTCGAGATAGCATGCGACGTTGAAGGTGTTGAAGAGTTCAAGGCTGCTATGCAAAGTTTTGACAGTGGAATGCAACGTCATGTGCATAGGCTTTTGGCAAGCTGGGCTGCAGACATCAAAGCCTTAGCCAAACAACTCGCACCCGTAAGAACAGGACACTTGAGAAGCTCAATTTATGCGAAGATAAGCGAGTGGGTTGCTGAAATAGGTGCAGAAGCCACCTACGCCTTGTTTGTCGAGTTTGGCACACGTTACATGCAAGCCCGCCCCTATCTTTACCCAGCCATCCAAGAGCATTTGTCAAGGCTTGAGGAGATAATCTGCGAGGCTATTGACGCAGCCAAAGCGGAGGCTTGCTTAGAATGAGCTTCAGAGAAATCGCAGTAACGATAAGGGCTGTTAACCGTGCAAGCCATGAATTTACAAGGATTCAAACAGATGCTGAAGCCTTAAGCGTTCGCATTAAAAGCCTCGGTTCAGCTATTGCTGGTTTAGGCGCTACTGGTGCAGCCATTGGGCATATAGCTCATCAGTTTGGCTTATTGAATGATGAGCAGGCTCGTGTTTTCAATTCTGCCATGATGGTTATCAGTGTTATGGGCATGTTTATGCGGACAAGCTGGGGCGTCGCCGTAGCCCAGAAAGTCTATGCTGCTGCCTGCTGGATTGCCACTGCTGCTCAGAATGCATTGAACATCAGCTATGCCACGTTTCTGGCTTTAACTGGAGTCGGAATTGCAGTTATTATTTCGGCTGCTGCAGCCATGTGGTATTTCACCAGTCAAATGAACGCAGCTACTGCAAGTGTTAACCAATTCAACGAAGCAACCAGCGCCATGCAAGCACCGTCAACCTATGCAGGACGCAACATCCTCAGAAAAGGCGAAGAAGACATCTACGCCAAGGGAGATTAGCCATGAGTGTAGATATTCCAAAGATGGCGCTTGCCTTCGGCTCAATTGCGCCTCCTCAAGGTGACGTTTTAGAAGCGAGAATCACGTTGGCATGCACAGAGGAAGCCAGCAGATTTGAGGTTCTTCTGCAAAACTGGGACAAGAAATACTCGCCAGGCGAAGCCAATGCCATAAGCGTGGGTGTTGATGGTCACATTGACGTGGGCAGAGGAGTTAATTGTCCGCAGTTGATTACGTGTAAGGTTGAAGAAGTCAGGTTCATGTCTGACGCAGTTTCGCATTATGTTAAGGTTTCTGGGCGTGGCTGGGATGAACGGCTTTTCCGTGCTCTGGTCACTAAAACCTACGCTAACATGAAGGGAGAAGCCATAGTCAAAGACCTCATGGACACGTACGCTGGTCTAAGCCACAACAGAGGCGGAATCGAGCTTGTTGAGGATACTGACACGACTTATCAAATGCTGAAGTATGAAGACACGCCTGTCATGGATATTGTGCAGTTTATTGCTGGAAGTGCAGATAAAGCAGGCGTCATTGGCTACGATTTTAGAGTTGCGCCTGACGGCAAGTTTGAGTTTTTCCCGCGTGGCTCAAAAACGAATTCCATTAACCTCGCTGAAAAGCTCGAAAGCAGCGAATATGATAAAGATATTCACAGTGTTAGAAACAAGATTACTGTTTATGGTGCGCAAGATTACAAGCTGCCAAGCGATTGCGATAGCTGGAGCGATGGTCAAGCTGATTGGCTTTTAAACGATGACGCTGAAGATGCGCATACAAGCACTGGCTATCAACTCGTAGGCGAAGTCACGTATGATCCCAGCCCAATAGCGAAAATCATCATTGACACTGTTGAGCTTCAATGTAGAATGAGCGGAGGCTCAGGTAAATATAAAATCACGTATCAGAAGGAAGGTGGAGCTGAAACTGTCATAGTTACTGACCAAGCTTTCAGCAACACAGGTTACGAGTTGAAGCAGCATGTCCTTACTGGCGCTAACCGGATAATTGGAGACATAGGCAAAGATGTAACCATAAGGCACTACACGCTCACGGACAACGCAGCTGACACAGTTTATTCAAAGAACCACAGAGCAGTCGGAGACATCATTTACGGAGATTGGCTGGCTACTGAAGGCAAGCTCTATTTTGAAACAGCCACGAAAATGGTTGGCAACGGAAGCATCAGATGCTATTGTGATGGTGTCTATAACTGGGGAATCCTTCTTCTGAACCTTCCTCAAGAAGCTGACTGCACAGGGTTCGCATTTCTCGATTTCCGCATCTACTTGGATAGCAGCCGAAACGGTAGCCTCAACCTTCTCTTGTATGATTACGCTGGAAAATGGGCTTTCAAATACTTGACTTTGGCAGTTGGCGAATGGGTCAGCATGCACGTGCCATGCAATCAAGCAAACGCCAGTGAATGGGCTGTGCAATCTGGTTTTGACTGGTCGAGAGTTGCAGCAGTGAAGTTTTGGACGTACGGAAACGGCTTAGGCAGTTTCTACATTGACGGTTTCAATTTTAATGGTGCCTTCTTTAAAGCCACTCAAGAAGATGCAACAAGTCAAGTGCTGTATGGAAAGCGAGAGAAAATAGAGCATGACGAGGAGCTTTACAGCAACAACGAATGCAGCCTACGTGCAAAGGCTCTTTTAGCCTACTGGAAAGACCCGATCGAGTACATGACGCTCGTCTCCAGAGTCATAGACTACGGGAACACTCCTATCCTGCCAGGCGACAAAATCCACGTAACACTGCCAAACGAGAACATAGACGCCGACTGGGTCGTGCTCAGCGCGGTCTATTACGTCAACGCCAAAGAACAGTATCTTGAAATAACATTAAACCTTGGACGCCAAAAACCGTTGCTCGCTGACTACCTATTTGCAGCGCGGAGAAAAACCGACCACCTAAGCCGACACAAACAACCGCGACTGATTTAGCTTACAGAGGTGCAACAGCATGAGCGGAAAGGATAGGCTGAAGAAACTGAGGAAAAAGCTCCAGAAACGAAAAGCCACAGGCGTGACAAGATGAGAAAACCCAAAGAGCTTTTCCGCATACGCCAATACGCCCGCAGATACGACCGTGAAACAGGCAGATTCATGATCAATATAGGTTATGAAACCGCATCTCCTGAGCTAACTGAACGTGTTGTGGGCGTGGCTGAAGGCTTCGGTTTAGGCCTCGACCAATGGGAGAAATTTGTTATCTATGACAATGTTGAGTTGAAGATAGGGCCTACGGACATCGTTTATATAACCGGTGATAGCGGGTCTGGAAAGTCTGTTCTGCTGAAGGCTCTGGAGAAAGACATTAAGCAGGATATGGAATTAGGCACTATTAACATTATGGATATTCAGCCGGATTTGAACCGTCCGCTAATTGAAACAGTCGGCAAAAGCCTTCAGAAAGGCTTGGAGCTTCTAAGCAGAGTAGGCTTAAACGATGCTTTCTTGTTTTTGCGAACATATGAGCAGCTTAGTGATGGACAGAAATACCGTTATAAAATTGCCAAAATGATTGAGAGTAAGGCTCAATTTTGGATAATGGACGAGTTTGCAGCTACGCTTGACCGGGACACAGCCAAAATCGTGGCTTACAACCTTCAGAAACTTGCACGTCAGCAAGGCAAAGCGGTTTTGGCAGCTACAACCCACACAGACCTGTTTGAAGACTTAAACCCAAGCGTCCACATCCACAAGCGGTTCGGAAAGGAGATAACCGTAAACTATTACCCAAACGAGCCAGCCAAAGAATGCAGCCTCGTTAAGGAAATGAAAGTAATGGAAGGCGCAACCGAGGATTGGCGTAAGCTTGCAGGCTTCCATTATAGAAGCCACAAGATAGCTGGCCCTCGCAAAATCTTCAGCCTCAAACGTGGGGAAGAACTATGCGGAGTCATAGTCTACTGCTATCCGCCTCCAACATGTTTCGGGCGTAGGCTTGTTTTGCCAAAGATGTCTATGAAGGAGCTGAACGACAAGCTGAGCATTATAAGCCGTGTTGTTGTGCATCCCAAATACCGCACCATAGGCTTAGGCGTCAAGCTTGTAAAAGAAACATTAGCCAAAGCTGGAACGCCTTACGTGGAAATGCCAGCAGTCATGGCGAAATATAACCCGTTCGGAGAGAAAGCTGGGATGAGGAAAATAGCAGAGCAGCCACCGCCTAAAGAAGCCTTAGCCATTGCAGAAATCCTGGAGCAGCTTGGCTTTAACATTCAACTGCTCGGCAGCGAGAAATACGTTTTAAACAAACTGCAAACCCTAAGCGATGAAGACTTAGCGAAAGTAAAGGAGGCTTTCATTAAACATTGTCATGCACGGTTTATGAAATACTTCTTTCCGCATCTGCTTTTTGGATATAAGAAAGTTTACGTTGAGGAGATAAAGAAAGCGAGCCTCGAAAGGCTTGCACGTTTAATCAAAGTCTGTGGCTTCTTAATGCAAACAAAAGTCTATCTCTTTTGGCATGTTCAAAACGATGCATTATCAATTTAGAAATAATAACGCGTAACTATTCACGTTCGTCTTACGCAAAATTTTAAAAGATTTGGAGTACCAATTCACCTTCATGCGCACTTTGTCAGAAAACCAGATTAAAGTGTTAAAACTTTACCGCAGCGGCAAAAAACCTACTGAAATATGCAATATCACCAACTTGTCGAGAAAATCCGTGAATGAAGCGATCAGAAGGGGAGAAGGAAATGTTCAAAGAGCAATTGAAATACTTCGAATAGCTTCAGAAAACGGCGGTCTTAAGGCAGGAGAAGTTCAGAAGCTAAAGGAAATCTTACGCAAGTCTTAAATTCTCAGGCTTCCTCCAGGATTTCCTGGAGGAAGGACAAAACGCCCTGTACTCTAACTAAGGAAGAGATAGCTGTTAGAAAGAAGTTGATTGCGCCGCTCCTGAGAAAAGTAGATTCTTCTCTCTTAGGAAAACAGGTTGAACGATGTAACAGCAGGTTTTTTTATGAATTCAAGGTGAGGCAAGCTAGAGATATAATAAAAGACGCTTTTGTGATATTTTCTGGTAACTTACCTGTTGCTGTCAGTGGGGGCAAAGACAGCTTAGTAGTCCTGCATATCGCTCTTGAAGCTAATCCGGATGTCTCGGTCATATACAACAATACAACCGTCGAGTTCCCAGAAACGCTTCAGTATATGAGGAGGCTTCAAAAGGAATGGGGATTCACTTTGCACATAACCCAAAGCGACAAACCATTTTTCAAAGTAGTCAAAGATAGAGGTTGGGCGACGCATGAAAACAGATGGTGCTGCAAACCCTACAAGGATTTACCCGCTTTTCAGTTTTTGTCATCAAGGGGCTACAAGGCTGAAATCACTGGGACAACGAGAACC